GCCTGCGTGCGCTGCGGAACCACTGGAGCGATCGTCAAAGATCACATCCTCCCGATCTACCAAGGCGGCTCCGATGGCATCGAAAACCTACAACCGCTGTGCAGTTCCTGCACCTCATCAAAAGGGATTGAAGCGTTCGATCACCGACCGCCAGGCGTCCGTTCAGCGTTCGCTGACGATATTTCAGCGAACGCTATAGCGAACGCTGAAAAAGAATCAGCGATGGCGCAGCTACCAATACCAACACCAATACCAATAAAGAAAACCAATACAAGCGCTGTCGCGCCGCCTGACGGCGTTCCTGCAATCGTCTGGCAGGACTTCACAGCTTTGCGGAAAGAGAAAAAAGCCAAGCTCACGCAGACCGCCATGGACGGCATCAAGAGCGAAGCGGCCAAGGCCGGGTGGACCCTGGAAAGCGCGCTCAGGGAATGCTGCACTCGCGGCTGGTCCGGCTTCAAAGCCGATTGGGTCGCGGCCCAGGAGCGCAGGGGGAACGCACCGCCGGCTGAGAGTTTCCGCGAACGCGATGCCCGCGCAGGACGCGCCAGGTGGGAAGAAATGACCGGCGAAGCTCACCCCGACAACCGGGATGCGCCGGCCATCGGCAGCATTCTCAACGTGGTCGATGTGACCCCGAGATTGGTGCAGGCCTGAGGATGGCAATCGACTTTGAAATGCTGGCCGTGGTCGAGCGCCTGTTCAAGCGCCTCGCTGCCACCTACGGTTCTGCCTGGAGCCGCGAGATCGGCGACACCCCGCTCAACGACGTCAAGACCGTGTGGATGCACCAGTTACAGAATTTTCGGGAATCAGCCTACCGCATTGATTGGGCCCTGGAGAACCTCCCCGAGCGCTGCCCGAACGCTGTTGCCTTCAAGAACCTCTGCGCACAGGCGCCGCACCGCGAAGCGCCAGCACTGCCCTTGCCAGCCGCCGATCCCGCTGTCATGGCGCAGGTCATCGCTGCACTCCAACCCGTCAAAGGCGCCAAGCGCCTGGACCCAAAGGCCTGGGCCTACCGGCTCAAGGCGCGCCAGGATGCCGGCGAAATGCTCAGCATGAACCAGGCGCGCTGCATGAACGCTGCATTGAAACCGTCATGAACGACCAGGAACTCGCCAAAGTCAAGCGCCGCGCACGGACCGACGCGATCATGCTGATCCAGCACAAGCTGCCCGTGGCGTGCCCCTATGCCAGCGTATTGCAGGCGACTCACTGGCGCAAGGAATTTGACGCCATCCTGGCGGAACTCCGGTCTGCCAATCAATTTGCGCGGTCGCAAAAATGAGTAAGCGCGTCTTTGTCCTGCGCAGCGAAGCGATCCGCCGGCGCTGCCAGGAGCACATTTGGGACTGCGCCGATGCCTCCAAAGTGGTTGTCAGCGATCCGGTCAAGACCCGCGACCAGGAAGAGAAATATCACGCGATGCTGGCCAACATCGCCAAGCAGCTCACGTTGCACGGGCGGCTGTGGGACGCCGAGAGCATGAAACGCCTGTGCGTTGACCAGTTCCGCACGGACACCGCCAAAGACCCGGAACTTGCCGAATGCTGGACCTCCATGGGCCAGCTCGAAATGTGCCCGTCCATGGACGGCCTTGGCATCGTGGCACTCGGCTGGCAAACACGCATATTTCCCAAGAAACTCGCCAGTGCCTTTATCGAATGGCTCTACGCCCTGGGCGCCGAAACCAACATTCAATGGACGCAGTAGCGATGCATGCCCGCAATAAACCCTCGCAAACCGCCAAGGAGCGCTCGCATGCAGATCGAGTGGCGCAACTGCCGTGCGCGGTCTGCGATGTCCATCACGACATCGAGGTCCACGAACCTGAGCAAGGACTCTGGTTTATCGCCATCCCCCTTTGCTACGAATGCCACCGAGGCACCCATGGTTGGCATGGGGACAGGCTGCGTTGGACGCTGCACAAAATGTCCGAACTCAAGGCGATCAACCAAACGCAGCGGCAACTGGAGTGGTGACATGACCACTTCCCACATCCTGACCAAAAAGCAAGCTGCAACGCTTGGCTTCATTCGGACCTTCATCAATCAAGAAGGCATGCCCCCCACACGCAAGGAAATCAGCGACGGCCTTGGTCATAACAGTCCAAACGGGGCTCATGACGGCTTGCTTGTACTCGCCAAATATGGCTACCTGGAATTGACGCCGGGCCGCGCTCGCGGAATCCGGTTGAACTCGGAGAAATGCAAATGACCTGCTGTAACCATGATTGCAACCAGGGCCGCACTTGCCCGAACCGTGTGGATCGTGCCATCGGACACGCGCTGTCTTTTCTCGCCGGGATCGGATTCGTTGGAGTCTGTTTCGCCGTTGGATTCTTGAAGGTCTGGAAATGAAATTCGGACAACGCCAAATGTTCGCCCTGGGCCGTCTCAAGAGCGGAGTCATGAACAAGCTGGAGAGCGCCTACAGCGATCACTTGCGTCTGCGCCAGCACGCCGGCGAGATCCTTTGGTACAAGTTCGAGGCGATCAAGCTGCGCCTGGCCGATAACACTTTCTACACGCCCGACTTCTTTGTCATGCTTGCCGATGGCGAGTTCCAGGCCCACGAATGCAAAGGCTGGATCATGGAAGACGCCAACGTCAAGCTCAAGGTGGTCGCTGAGAGCTTTCCCCTGCGCTTCTTTGTCATCAAAGCCCAGCTCAAACGCGACGGCGGCGGCTTCACCATCAATGAGGTCTAGCCATGCTTGCAGCGCCGGCGCCCAAACTGTTCACGCGCACCCACGGCGCCAGTGCGCGCTACGACCAGGCTCCGCAAGATGCGCTGTTTCGCACCGTGCGCGCCGCCCTCGCCTTCGCCTACTCGATCCAACATTTCCCGATTGCCAGCAGCCCCAAGCTGGGTATTCAAGTCGGCGGCGGCGGGCGCCTGTCCAACCTTTCCCCCCATGAGAAGCATGCCCAGGGCGCGCTGATCCGGCTGGCCGCAGAGCAACGCCTCAAGGGGCTCGACGTCGCACTGACCTTCGCCTACTACGGCGCCGGCGAGATTCGATCGTCAGCTATCCACACGGTAGCCTATGAAATGGGCGTCATCCTGCGCAACCGCCAACTCGGCTACGAATTGGTCAAGCGCCAGTTCTCCCGCAACGGCATCAGAAAAACTCAGGAACTGCTCGCCCGGGAATTTGGGCTTACCGAGCGCCAGGTCATAAAACTCGATCATCAGGTGGCGAATGAGGTTGATCGGCAGCGTCTTTTGACGGAAGAAAAGCTGCTGACCATGTTCGTCAATAGCGGCATTGCGGACAGCCTTTAAGCGCCACATTGGGCGCTGAAAAATAAATGTTGTCTTTGCTGTCTTAAATGTTGCTTTGCTATCCCGTAGTGTGTATATTGAGGCTTCGCCCAAAAGGAAGGGAAGAAATGTTCACAAACCAAACCGGAATGAAATTCATGAAAAATGCGCTCCTCGCAGGCTCATTCGCAATCGCGCTTGCTGCTGTTGGCCCAATGCTCGACGCCTACGGCGCCAGCACGAATTCTCCCGCAACTGTTAAGCGGAGCCACTGAAATGTCGATAGCCACTCTGGTCATCGGCGAGTCGGGCACCGGCAAGACAACCGCCTTGCGAAACTTCAACCCGGATGACGTCCTGCTTATCCAGGCTGTGCGCAAGCCGCTGCCGTTCAAATCGGCCAACTGGAAACTGTGCAACAAGGCCAATCCCCTGGGCTCGGTGATCTGCACCGACGTTGCCAGCACCATCATTGGAGCAATGCAGCGAACCACCAAGCCGGTGATCGTGCTGGACGACTTTCAGTACGTTCTGGCCAACCAGTTCATGAGGCGCAGTAGCGAGACCGGCTTTCAGAAGTTCACCGACATCGCCAAAGACGCCTGGGACATTCTCATGACCTCGGCAAATCTTGAGTCATACAAGCGCGTCTACATCCTGTCGCACAGCCAGACCGACGATCAGGGTCGCATCAAAGCCAAGACCATCGGCAAACTGCTCGACGAAAAAATTACGCTCGAAGGCCTGCTCACCATCGTGCTGCGCACCGCCGTCATCAATGGTCAGTACGTCCTGCACACACAGAACAACGGTGCTGATACATCTAAGTCGCCGATTGATCTGTTCGATAGCGAACAGATACCCAACGACCTCGCCGCTGTCGACCGCGCTATTCAGAAGTTCTACGACATCCAGGCCCCAAGCACCGACGAAAAACTCGCTGCTTGACTATTTTCCTCCCCCAACCACTCTCAATTGGAACAACCCACCATGTACGCACTTGACCCCAAAGAAGCCCGACGCGCCGACCAAACAGGCAATCGCATTTCAGAAATTGGAAAATACATAG